GGCGTCCTCTTCGGTACGCGGGGCAAAGCGGACAACCTTATCGGTGCCGGTGAAAATACGCATCATCGAGGGCATGATCTGCTCGACCACATCCGCGACCTCTGTGCTTACGACGCTGGACCTGCCTTCGACCTCATTGCCAAAAGGGCGCCCCAGATAATAGTCGAGCGCGTCAAGACGGTCCTGCGTGTACTCAGTATCAAAGTGGTTCAGGCTTTCTGTGATCTCGCGGGAGACCACAGAGCCAAGAGCGTCATTATCCATCATTATTTTTTACCGCGCGTTTTTTTGTAAATATCTTGGTCAGCTTTGCGCGCACCGCCTTTTCCAGAGATAAAGGAATTAACACGACCCATAGCCCAACTAGCCATAGGTACGTTACGACTGCCACCGCCAAGATAGGCCCCTTGACCACGTCTATAAACTTGTGCCAGCTGGCCGTAAGTAAAGCGTGAACCATCAGCCTTTTTTCTGAGAGCGGCTTTTGTTTTTTCGCTTAGAGGTTTTGCTTTTGGCATTTTGCGCTGCCCTCGATTTGCTGATTGCCGCTATGTCGATCTTGTCACCGCGCTTGTACGCGGCTGCTGTCTTTTTTAGCTCGGCGGCTTTTGCTGACCTGTTTTTTGACCCCGCCAGATACTTTTTGGGCAGGCCGGTCTTTTTGTCCTTCGGCACTCTTTTGAATCGTCGCGGCATCGCAAACACTCGCCTCTTTGCAGCGCTTAGGCGTCACACAGCCGCCGCAGAGGGAGAACTGCGGGGCTGTGCTTTCCTTTGGCCTGCGTAAATGTCGAACCAGAATCACGAGCAGAATTTACCCAGCTTCATGTTGGCGCCCATTTTCTTGCCGCCTTTTTTCTTCTTGCCTTTGCCGTAATTTCTCATCAGTTCACCTTTTTGCTTTTGACAGTTTTCGGGGCTGCTTTTGCCGCCTTTTTAGTTGGCTTAGAGGGTGGCACTTCGTTGCCCGTCACACATTTGCCGCGCAGCGTGCATTTCGCCGGATAAGGGCATGCCGTACAAAAATCCATGATCAAACCGTTCTCTTTCTTGCCTTCTTCTTGGCTGCCGCAGACAAATCAGCGAAGTGAAAAAGCCGCTTTGACTTGGACGTGTGACGCGCGCCGGAATGAACAGAACCATCCGGCATTTTGTGCATCCCGCCTTTGTGGCGCGTGCCGTCTCGGAAGTAATGCGGGACACCTTTTGCCATTACCACTTCACCTTATTTGCCCAAAAAGCCGCGCTCATTTTGCCTTTGGCGATGTTTTTCGCGTGCCTTGCTTTGAAGCTCTTGCGCTTCATCTTTGCGCGCTCACTTTCACCCTTTTTCGGCGGGCCTGACGTCTTAGCGCCCTGCTGCCCAAAGCGGATGGTCTTTACCTTGTCGCCCTCTTTTGCCACTACGATGTGGCTTTTAGTCGGATGGTTCGGGGTGCGTTTGGGTTTGTTAAAACCAGCCACGCCCGCCCGCTCCAAACGAGGGTCTTTAGGCATCGACCTGTATCTCCTCAATCTCTGTGCTTTTGCAAAAGGACTCAAAATCCTCTGCGGACCAGCCATCCTCAAGCGCTGAGTGCGCAGCCGCCCGCAGGCAGGCATAGACCGCCGACTCCATGCTCACATCGGCAGATACGACCAAGCCGTTGATCTGGGTGGTCAGAAACGCGGTGATCATCGCGATCTCATCCTCGTCCAAGTCCAGCCGCACCTGCACGTCAAGATCACGCTTTGGAAACTCAACCACGTTATCTGTCACACAACCCACCCTACTTCTGGTCTAATTGATCCGCTGTTTGTCCAGCGCGACATCTGACCCATCGCAGTCGCACCCTCATGCGCAAACGAAAGGACAAACGCATCAGCCACGTCAGGACTGCGCTGCCCGCGCCGCTTCATCTCGTCCTTGCTTTCGACCTTCAGCTTGCCGGTGGACTGATACTTGTACCGGATAGAGGTGATCTCGGAGATCAGCGTCTCGTCATTCGGCACCTTGCAATCACGCGCCTCAAACCACTCGCGCGCTTTCCAGAACAGCTCATCACGCAGCCGCGTATACTTGTCCTTCAGGCTCGGAGACTCCGATACCGCCACACTTACCGCCGGCAGCCCCAACTCAGACAACCGATCCGCTAGACCGCCGCCAACACCAATCGAATCAATAAAAATGCTTTGAGGCCGGAGTGAATACGGAGTCGCCTCGTACTCCATCATCAAAATACCGGCCAGCGTCATCAGGTCTTTGCCCTGCCACGTTTTGGCCTTCTCCAGCACCACCTGACCCTGCCGCTTTACAAGCGCCGATCTGTCGCCACCGAAGCGGCTGACATCCACGCCCCACACAACCGGCGTCGTGGGCGCCGCCTCAACATCGCGCCTTACCGCATCCTCTACGAGGTGCAGAGGCACCAGAACGTCGTCCGATTGCGTAGGGAACTCGCCGGCCACCCTCACCCTGTAGGTGTTGGACTCCTCGCCATACTTTTCGGCCATGTCCTCGACAAACTTAGGATCGACCGTGTCGGAGTCCGCGCACGAAACCTTCATGCAGTGCCACTGTTCCCGATTGCTATGGAAAGCATCGAAGAAGAAGCCCTCTGCACGAGTCGGGTTTCCAGTCAAGACAGTCTTGGCACCTTTTGTGGACATGGCGCCTTCACCAACCTGAAAGACCACATCCGGCACACCAGACGCCTCGTCTACCAAGATCAGCATATTCTCAGAGTGGAAGCCCTGAAGCGCCTCCGGATTCTCTCGCCGGCTTGTACGAAACGCACAAAAGCTATCAGAGCTGCCCACCAGACTGATCTTGTCAGACTTGAAATCGAGCTGCTTCTTAAAGCCCTCGTTCATCTTGCGCGCCCACTTGTCGACCTCAGTCCACAAAACATCATTGAGCTGATGCGCCGTGTTCGCCGTTGCCACAATCTTCGTCGGATAGCGCGTCAACAGCCACCAAAGTATCAGCCAGCTCAGAAACGCTGTCTTGCCAATACCATGTCCGCTGCGGATGCAAACCCGATCCTCTGCCGCAATCGCCTTTAAGGCCTCAGCCTGCCACTGCTGCGGCTCTGCCCCTATCACATGCCGCACAAACAGCTCAGGATCGTTCCTAAGCGCCAGCAACGTGTCCTTCAGATCAGTCAAAGCCCGCCCCAATCCCAGCGCGCTTCTGGGAGATCGCGCGCCTGCCTTTCCGGCTGTAGAGCCGCTTGCTTTTAACGATGCGAGGCCGAAAACGTGACGAGCGCACAGCTTTTGCCGGAAAATTTTTCATGGCGGGACTCCATTCGTCTCCCAGCAACGAAGGGGGGGGTCAGCGCCGGATTATGGATACAAGCAGCAAAGCGATGATGATCGCCTCGCCGATTGTGATCGGAAAGGTGGTTATCATGTGACCTCTTAGGGTGCGGAGGGGTATATAGTGCAAGACCTGCCCCGCCCGCGATATCAAGGGGGGGGATCAGCAGCATATACCGCTCAGGTTTGGCGATACATTGGCGATACATCCCGCTGACCCGCAGAAACCCTACGCTTTCGTCAGGCTACGGACCTGAATACCTACTGGATTGTCGGCTTCTTTGTGGCTTCGCGCGCGCGTACTGGTAAACGTTGTGCGATTGTACCCTTACCACTCTCTTCGCTTACCTTCCCCTGTACAGCCCTCAGCGCATCGACATAGCTGCTCTCTGCGCTATGCTCGTGCTGTATGCGATCACCAAACGCCTTCGGCGCCATACGTGCGGCAGTCCACTTCAATCCATCGATAGCTGCTCTGAGCATTGCGCTGTCTTTGTACTTCCCCTGCAAGCCAGCCAGACTAATCTCAGCCACCAGTTCTCCGTAGTACTCTCCGCGCTCCGTCCTTGCCTCATCGTACTGCGCAGCAAACTCTGGGTCTTTCTGAACCCATACCTTAATTGTTTGTCTTGAAGGCATGCCTTCCATTTTGCACGCCTGTGCAGCGCTGCGTCCGCTACGGATTGCGTCAAGGAAGCGCTCGACTGTTTCAGGTGTCTTTTTGCTGGGATATGCCATTGAACGTTTGTCCGCTTTCCTCGTGTACTGCGTCCTGTCCTGTGAAGTCCTGCCACCGCTTTACGATGACATCGACGTACTTCTCATCTAATTCAATTATGCGCGCATTACGGCCTGTCTTTTCAGCCGCTATAAGCGTGCTACCGCTGCCCCCAAATACATCGAGGACAGTGTCACCGCTCTTGGAACTGTTAAGCAGAGCCTTTTCGATCAGCTCTACAGGCTTTTGCGTCGGGTGGACGTACTCACCTGTCCCGCCTCTGCTCATGTACCAGACGTCGCTCTGCGCTCTATCGCCGTGCCAAGCATCGCCTTTGACGTAGAAAATGAACTCGTGTTGCGGACGATAGTTAGCGTTGCCCAGCCCGATGCTTTTCTTGTCCCAGACGATGCAGTTAGAGACGCTGAGCCCAGCATCCTCTAGCGCGGCTTCAAACTCCGCATACGTTCGCCAAGTAAAGCAGACATAAAAGCCGGCGCCCTTTTTGGCGGACGATACGGAAACAGCCAGCGCATCCCTGACGAGTCCGATCAGGCTCTCGCCTTGAAGGTCGTCACCCTTAATCATTCCGTGTGCTTTTACGCGGGCACCTTTCGGCGTCGACCCTGCTGCGCGTCCACCGCCGTAGCTCATGCCGTATGGAGGATCGGTAAACACAACGTCCACTGGTTGCTTCTGCGTGACCTTGTCGGCTGTATCGAGGACGGTGCTATCACCGCAGATCACCCGATGCCGTCCCAGCACCCATACATCGCCTGTAGCGGTAACAGGGATCTCTGGCACCTCCGGAGCATCATCCGCGTCCGTCAGGCCGCCCTCAACCTTATTAGCCTCTGCAAGCAGGCTGTTGATCTCGTCCTCACCAAAGCCGGTCAGGTCCAGATCAAACCCTTCACCCAGCAGCTCCTCGACCTCAATAGCCAGCAACTCCTGATCCCAGCCGGCATTGAGAGCCAGCTTGTTGTCAGCGATCACATAAGCACGCTTTTGCGCGTCGGTCAGGTGTCCCAGCATGATGGTCGGCACCCGATCAGACCCCAACCGCTGCGCTGCCATCAAGCGTCCGTGTCCTGCGATGATCGTCCCAGACTCATCGATCAGGATCGGGTTGGTCCAGCCAAACTCTTTGATGCTTGCTGCTACCTGCGCAACCTGCTCGTCGCTATGTGTGCGGCTGTTGCGTGCGTATGGCGTAACCTCTGCAACTTCCCGCCACTCAACCTGAATATCTTGCACAAAAAAAGCGCCTCTCTGGCGCAGTTGTTCACTCTTGCATAGAAGGTAACAGATTCGTCCCCGATTAGCAACTATGCTCATATTTGCTTGCATTATTTACTGTCAGGCATATTATCAGCATAAATGCTTTTGAAAAAGGAGACGAGCATGAAGACCGTCACAGACTTTCAGAACCCGAAAGGGACGGCTGTAAAGATGCGGTCGTCCCATAAGGTCTCGCAAAAGCGCGGATCAATGATGTCACAGGGCGGCAGATGCTCTTCCGCAAGGATCGCTCGTCGCTTGGCTAAGAAGGGAAAAGCGAGATGAAAGACAACCTACTTTTCTGG